ACGCTCGACTGGTGGAACTTTATTCATAAACCGAACCACCGAAAGCCTTAACGATTTTATCAGATAGTTTAATTGCTGTCTGAGCGTCAATCTTCACCCATTCCCCACTTTGTGTTCCTAACTGCGACACAATATCAAGCAAATCGGCCTCGACCTTTCGGCTTTGGTTGACTTTGTAGACCCTGAGGAATTGAAAGTCTTTAAAGGGTGTATGTGTGTTAAAGGTCACAAGGCGGTTGGAGGGTTTAGTCGTCCGCCCGATTTTAACATAACCGCCAAACGTCGGAGATCCGGCCAAGTAGACGAACTCCATGTGTTTGTCTCTCATCTTTGCGGCGTACTCACGGGCATACATAAGCTGTTCTGGTGTTATGTTGACCTTTTTTCTTTTGTACTCTGTGGCGTATTCTTTCGCACACGTTTTACAGTATCCGTGGGGTTTTCCTTTGTACAAATGGAAAGACTCCGCCGGTTTGGTTGTTTGACAGCGTGAACAATGTTTCATTGGTCTTGCTCCTTTTCAAATAGTGCCTCGCCTTCAGCCTCAGCCCTTAGGGTCGCTTGGTATTCGTCCCAAGCCTCGTCAGCCGTAGATCCTGTGATCGTTTCGTAGACGTCAAACCAGACAGTGTTGGTTTGCTTCTGTTGAGTGATTGCAAAGATCACTTCCTCAATGACCCACTCCAACTGTGGGTCGTATTGTTCGTCATGGTCAGTCATCGTCTGCCCCCTGTTCGTAATACTCCGGCTCGTTGAGGTCAAACCCGCAAGCCCAAGCAATCAAACCACCCATTCCCATCACAAGGGCGAACCCTGCGATTCCTACTAGTGTAAAGAATAAACTTTCCCTTGTCATGCCGCATACCTCTCAGCCCTCTGGTCAAGCATGATAGCCTCCTGCATACCACGTAGGAACTCGTAGCACTCCCGTGCTGTGCCGTGGTTAAGGTCACGCACTCCGCCACCTGCATTAACGATTTGCTCGACATGACAACGGCCACTGTAACGCCTGACCATGATATGTAATTGTTGAGCGTGTAGGATTCCGTCAGCGTCTCGCTCGTATGCTGTCAACGGATAACCCTTCTCGTGGTTGATCCAGTCTGTCAGGTTCTCTAAGTGTGCTTGTGTGATTCTCATGGTAGTTCTCCTCGTTGTGTTGCTACCCAGACGACCAGTATAAACCGATCGTTTCGCCTAGCGCAACCTAGGCTCATCAGTGGGCCTTCATAATCGCATCTGCTTTCTGTTTAGCATCTGCGACCGACTCAGTATGGGGATTCCCTATGAACTCCAGTAAATCCATTCCGCTGTCGGTATCAATGATCCGAAGAATCCCATTGGGTTTCTTAGATCGGTAGGCGACTAAATCACCATCATAATACGCCACTGCTTCCCAGTCGTTCTCTAGCTGTTCCGCTGTGAACGTAGTGTTGAGATTGATATACATATGTTCTCTCCTGTGTAACTTAGGGAGACCCTAAGGCCTCCCGTTGTGATTGTCAAGCTCCGTAGAGTACCCGACCTGCCATAAACTGTACGCACTCTCGCATAGTGCCCCTGAAGTTCTCCCGCTGATCGTCCTCAGCTTCTAAGTCCTCGACAACCCACAAGACAGAGCCGAAGTCCTGACCTGAGGCGTGGAGTGTACGAGACAGTATAAACCGTGTACGGTCTCCCTGTGTGTAGCCATGCATTCCTAGGCGATCAACATATATCGTAACGTCCCCGTGTGCATGTGCCATTTCGTCGATAGTTTCAAAAGTTGTCCATGTAGTCATGTTGTGTACTCCTTAAGTTGTTTCCATAGTATATGCAGACACTGTGCCAACTTTTGAAACCCTTGCCATTACTGGCTTTCAGGATTACCATTAGACATTAGTCTAGTTACTGTTGGTAACACTTGGGTACTTTGGTAACACCTGTGTAGTGTGGTTTGGTAACACTTGAGGGTTTCTTGGGTGTGTCTAGAGGGATCTACTTAGGCATACACACGCACCACTTTAGCACACCTTGCCCCACTTTGGTGCAACTTATGCACCACTTTGGTGCACTTGTGTGTAACCTGTGGATAACTTTACCCACAACTTATGCACACCTTGGGATAACCTGTGTGTTTCCTGTGGATAACTTGGGTGGGGCTTAAGTGTGACCGGGGGAGGGGTGATACGATTGTTGTAATTTAGATGTACCCGCTTAGGCACAACAAAAGTCAACTTCAGAAACCCTTCAGAAATGCATAAAAACCCTATTAATATAACAAAAAGCTATAATGAACTGCTTAAGCTAACTTTTTGTTATACTTAAGTGTTTTTTTAGAAGAAAAAAGTATAACAAATGTAAACAAAAGGCTTGACAAGTGACCCAAAGGGCGGTATCTTAAGAAAAACAGTAGAAACCTCTTGACATTTAGAAAATATTATGCTATAATATACATATCTTAAGAGACAAATGAGTCATCGTTAAGTAATTCGTTGAGTTAGTCGTTAAGTTTTACAATCATGAAACACTTAAGTACCTATATAGGAGAATACTTATGTCAGAATCTTTATCCCCAAATGGTAAAAAGTTAGGTCGTCCTAGAAAACAAGACGTAGAAGCTAAAAAACCAACCAATAGGGGTAAGGTTGGTCGCCCGAAGGGTGATGCGGCGATCATTAACGAATATAAAGCACGTATGTTGGCTTCACCTAAGTCACATAAGGTGTTAGAAAGCATTTTAGATGCGGCACTTAACGACGACCATAAGAACCAAGCGGCGGCTTGGAAGTTACTAATGGATCGTATGTTACCTGTTAGCTACTTTGAGAAAGATAACGCTAGTGGTGGTCGTCCTTCAGTGTCAATTACGATTAGTGGCATAGGTGACCCTAAGATTTCTACTGAAGAAGACATTATTGAAGCGGAGATAGTCGATGACAACAAAGAATGAGCTAATAGAAATTGTCAAAGAAGACTTAATCCGTCACGAAGGATATGTTACTGAGATCTACCTGTGTTCTGAAGGGTATCCTACGTTTGGTATCGGCCATATGGTTACTGAGACTGATATGGAGCATACGTGGCCTGTAGGGACACCAGTCGAGGACGAAAGGATTCTGGATGTCTTTAAAGAGGACTGTGAGGCCGCCTACAGCGACGCCTGTGCTATCTTTATGAATCTTGATAGTCAACCTATGGATGTCCAAAGGGTCTGCGTTAATATGGCGTTTAATCTAGGGCGTAACCGTCTATCTAAGTTCAAGAACATGATTCGTTACGTCAACGAAGGTAACTACCTGATGGCCGCTAATGAGATGATTAACTCTAAATGGTACGGTCAGGTAGGTCGTCGTAGTAAAGAGTTGGTTGATATTATGAAGGACGTTAATGTCGACTGAACTTAACGTCGAGTTACTTCCTTGGCAACAAGAGGTCTTTAGCGACCCTACACGATTCAAGATTGTTGCGGCAGGTCGTCGTACTGGTAAGTCCAGACTAGCGGCTTGGTTGCTTATTATTAATGCACTGCAAACAGAACGTGGTCATGTCTACTATGTTGCCCCCACCCAAGGGCAAGCTAGGGACATCATGTGGACAACTCTGCTAGAGTTAGCCAATCCTGTGATTAAAAGTTCTCACATTAACAACCTTCAGATTACTTTAATCAATGGTTGTACAATCTCATTGAAGGGTGCTGACAGACCAGAAACCATGCGTGGTGTCAGCCTCAAGTTCCTAGTTATGGATGAGTATGCTGACATGAAACCGTCAGTATGGGAACAAATCTTACGTCCTGCCCTAGCTGACCAAAAGGGCGATGCAATGTTTATTGGCACACCAATGGGAAGGAACCACTTCTATGAATTGTATCGCTATGCTGAGCTTGAAGATGATGACAGCTATAAGGCTTGGCATTTCACATCTTATGATAACCCACTACTCGACCCAAACGAAATTGATACAGCTAAGAAGTCCATGTCGTCCTACGCATTCCGACAGGAGTTCCTTGCATCGTTTGAAGCAATGGGTAGTGAAATTTTTAAAGAAGATTGGCTACAGTTCTCTGATGATGAGCCTGACGACGGGGATTATTATATTGCAGTCGACCTTGCGGGTTTTGCTAATGTTGAATCTGCGACTAAATCCAAAAACACCCGACTCGACCAAACAGCAATAGCAGTCGTTAAAGCAGGGCCGGAGGGTTGGTGGATAGCAGACATTATACATGGCAGATGGGACATCAAAAAGACCGCCAAGAAAATATTCGACGCTGTAGAACACTATCGTCCTGTAGCGGTTGGTATAGAAAAAGGAGCCCTAAAGAATGCGGTACTGCCTTACCTTACCGATTTAATGAAGTCAGGGCAACGGTTCTTCAGAGTGGAGGAACTAACACACGGGAACAAAAAGAAAACTGATCGTATTGTCTGGGCTCTTCAAGGACGCTTTGAGCACGGTCAGATTACACTGAACAAAGGCGAATGGAACACGGAGTTTATGGACGAACTGTTTCAATTCCCTAATGCGCTAGTGCATGACGATTTAGTCGATGCTCTAGCCTACATTGACCAACTAGCTAAAGTAGCGTACTACTACGACTACGAAGAAGACGACTACGAAATCCTAGATGCAACCGCAGGATATTAAAATGCAAGACGACTACAAAGGACTATACGAGACTGACACTGCCGGGTGGATCATGGCAAAATGTGACCAATGGCGTGACCACTACGAATCCAACTACGCCGAAAACTTTGAAGAATACTATCGTTTATGGCGTGGTATCTGGGATCCATCAGACTCCTTACGCAACTCAGAGCGTTCACGAATTATTTCTCCTGCACTCCAACAAGCGGTTGAGAGCAGTGTTGCTGAAGTTGAAGAGGCTACGTTTGGCCGTGGTAAGTTTTTTGACATCCGTGATGATTTACAAGATCAAAATAAAAACGATATTGCATTCTTACGCAGACAACTAGACGAAGACTTTAAAATCACTAAAGTCCGTAAGGCTGTCTCAGAAGCACTCATCAACTCTGCTGTATTCGGCACGGGTGTTGCTGAACTGGTCATTGAAGAAAAGAAAGAGATGGCTCCTGCTACCCGTCCTATTATGGAAGGTGCGATGGAAGCTGTTGGTGTTGAGATGCGTGACCGCTTTGTCGTTAAGATTAAGCCCATCCTACCACAAAACTTCTTGATTGATCCTGTTGCAACAAACATTGAAGATGCACTAGGTGTTGCTGTAGATGAGTTTGTTCCTAGACACCAAGTAGAGATGTTGATTGAAGACGGAACCTATCGTGATGTCGTTCTTGAAAACACCTATCCTGATGTTGACCTTGAGCCAGATCAAGACCTCACCATCTACGATGACGACAAAGTACGTCTAACAAAATACTACGGACTAATCCCCACCTACTTGTTTGAAGCAGAAATGCAAAACGAACTAGACGAGGATGAAGAAGTTGCTGATTTGGTAGAAGACGATGAAGAAGAAACCAAAGGCTACACAGAAGTTGTGTGTGTTATTGCCAATGGTGGTCAGCTACTGAAGATTGAAGAAAACCCATACATGATGAAAGATCGTCCTGTCATTGCGTTCCCTTGGGATGTTGTACCGGGACGTTTCTGGGGTAGGGGCATTTGTGAAAAAGGCTACAACAGTCAGAAAGCTCTTGACACAGAACTACGTGCTCGTATTGATGCCTTGGCATTGACAGTGCATCCTATGCTTGCTGTAGACGCTTCTAGGCTTCCTCGTGGTGCTAAGATGGAGGTACGTCCGGGCAAGACAATCCTTACCAATGGCAACCCTGCTGAAATCCTACAGCCATTCAACTTTGGACAAGTCAATCAGATTACGTTTGCACAAGCAGGTGAGCTACAAAAGATGGTGCAAATGGCAACAGGTGCTATTGATGCCGCAGGTATCCCCGGCTCTATCAATGGTGAAGCTACTGCCGCAGGTGTTTCAATGTCGCTAGGAGCGATTATCAAGCGTCACAAGCGTACTTTGATTAACTTCCAAGACTCCTTCTTGATTCCAATGATTGAGAAGTGTGCGTGGCGTTATATGCAGTTTGCACCTGACTTGTATCCTGTACAAGACTTTAAGTTTATTCCTTCTAGCTCACTGGGTATTATTGCTCGTGAGTACGAAGTGACACAGCTTGTACAGCTATTGCAAACAATGGACAAGCAGTCACCAATGTATCCAATGTTGCTTGAGGCCATCATTGACCACATGAACATCTCTAATCGTGAAGAGTTGATTGGGACATTGCGTCAGGCATCACAGCCTAACCCACAAGCACAACAAATACAACAACAGCAAGCTCAAATGCAAATGGCACAGTTACAAGCACAGATTGATGCTTTTGCAGGACAAGCGGCTGAATCACGAGCACGGGCTGAAAAGTACAGTGCAGAAACACAATTAGCTGA